CAGCAACAGGTGTTAGAGGTAAGAGAACAAGTCAAGGTAGAAGGAATGTTGGCTACTCTACCATGAACAAGAATACAAAAGCTAACCATAAGAAATATAGAGGGCAAGGAAAATGAAAACTAAAATATTAAAAAGTAAAGTAGTTATTGACATGAGTGTTAGTGAGTATGATGCTTTGTTTAAATACATAAATAAACTAGAGAGTATGTTAAATACTTTACACGAGACAAACGATTTGTGGTTGTCTGATGTTCATAATTTAAGTAGTCTTAAATGGGAGTTAACACAGCTTTTAGATGCTGAATGGAATCCAGATACTTATAGATATGTAAAGAGAGGTAGTAAATGATAGGAGACTTAATAGGACTAGCAGTTGTAATATTGTTTATGTTATTCTGTTTAGTAGGCGTAGCTTTAATAGTTATGGATGATGAAAGGAAAGGTAAATGATAATTACAAAAGATACTGAACTAACTCCAATGAGTAAGGAAGAGTTTAAAGCATGGGAAGATTATGTTAGAAAATATAATGACGATAATCCTGAACATCCTATATGCTATGAACTTACTTGGAACAAGGATGAATATAAAGTTAAATTATTAGATTTAAAAGTTGACAAAGAGGGACAGGAATAATATAATTACTCCGTATAACAGGTATGTCCAAAGGTGTAGCCCTCAACTAACCTTCCTGAACCTAAAGACATACGAGCAATCGTGCTAGTTTCTGGTCTAGTGCCACTAAAACCAGACTGATTTTAAAAGTTTAGTGTAAGATGAGTTTACTGTAAAATCCTTAAAGGTGGTCGTAGACTAAAGGTTGGAATGAGTGTTAGAAACCATCGTCCATCACACTGAAACAAAGTCCTTGCCCTTGTGTACTCATGATGTTAAACGAGGGTAAGGCACTTTAACACGAGGGTTATATGAAACTACAATTCAAATCACATTCAATAGAAAAAAATATAGATTGGACATGGACTGAAATGGACAAGGCATATTGGGACACATGGATTCCAAAGAAATCAGATTTAAAAATACTTACTAAGCTTGACAAGGAACAGAAGAAGTTAGTCCTTGATGAGTTATGGGAAGATTTACAAATATCTATACAGTTTATACGAGATAGAAACAATGCAAGAAGAAGAGCAAAAAGACTTGCACAAAAACAAAAAGTATGATAGACTCCAAACACTTAATACTAAAAATAAACCTATAGGAGGAACAAATATATGTATGAGTATGTAGATGGAAAAGCTATGTGGGCAAATATCAGCACACCAAACACTAAGTTTGAACCACATAAGTACGGAATAGTTGTGCTGACTGATGAAGATACTGCTACTAGATTAGAGGGTATCGGCTTATCAAGGGTTAGAACCAGAGATGGTCAACCTAAATATGATGAACCTGCTTTCTCATTCAGTAGAAAAGTAGATAGACACGATGGGACAACCAACCCTGCACCTAAATTAGTTGACGAAGATGGCAACGATTTAGATATTAATGTTGGTAATGGCTCAGAAGTTACTGTGAAAATTAAACCTTACACAGGAAAGTACGGTACTTTTGCAGAGTTAATAGCTGTAAAGGTTACTAATTTAGTTGAATATACTGAACCTAGTTCAGATAACGAGGAGTTTTAATTATGATTATTACTATTAAAAATGATGACGGTGAATCAGTCTATGATGTTTCAAAGATTGAAGATGAGCAAAAGAGAAATGGTGCTAACATATCTATCAGTAAGATAGGTACATTAAATGTGTTAGTAGAAGCTTTGAACTTTGCTTCTCAAGGACATCAGAATAATCTTGAAGCTGTGCTAAAGGATAGCCCTGAAGCTGTAGTTGAACAAGAAGAAACTGAAGCTGAAGAAACTGTAGAAGAATCAGAAGACGAGTCTTAAATCATAGTGAGGGCTTACATGGATAAAACTTGGGATAAGTTACATCAACCTTGTCCACTTTGCGATAGTAGTGATGCTGTAGGAATCAATGAAGATGACTCAGCAAAATGCTTTAGCTGTGGAGAGTTTATGCCTAGCTATACTAAAGCATGTGGAGGAAAGGATATGCAAACAGTTACAACAACACCAACTAAACAACCTGATATGGTAGATGAAGGAAAGTTTTCAGCATTAACTGATAGAAAAATTTCTGTACAAACTGCTCAGAAGTATGGGGTGAAATGTGTACACGACTTACAAGGTAATGTCGTTAAGCATTTGTATCCTTATTACAATGGGCATGAGTTATCAGCTACTAAGACTAGGAACTGTAGAGATAAAGACTTCTATGTTTCTGGTACTTATAATGATACAGGATTGTTTGGTCAACAACTTTTCAAGGGCGGTAAATATGTTACCGTTACTGAAGGGGAATGTGATGCTATGGCTACTTATGAACTGCTTGGTTCTAAGTGGGCTGTAGTATCTATCAAACGTGGTGCCAATGGTGCAGTAAGAGACATCAAGGAAAGCTTAGAGTTCTTTGATGACTTTGAAAACGTTATCATTGCATTTGATAAAGATAAAGCAGGACAAGAAGCTAGTATTAAAGTTGCTAGACTTTTCAAGCCGGGAAAAGCTAGGATAGTTACCCTTCCTAACGGATGGAAAGACCCTAACGACATGCTAAGAAACAACAAACATAAAGAATTTGTTGAAGCTTGGTGGTCGGCTAAAGTTTATACACCCTCTGGTGTTATAAATGTTTCTGAACAACGTGAGAAGTTCCACAATCGTGAGAGAAAAGAAAGTGTACCTTATCCATACGAAGGACTTAATAAGAAACTCTATGGTCTTAGACAAGGTGAACTTGTAACTCTTACAGGTGGTACAGGACTTGGTAAATCAAGTGTAACACGAGAACTTGAACATCATCTTATCAAGAACACTACAGATAATGTAGGTATCATTGCATTAGAAGAAGATTGGAGAAGAACTATTGACGGTATCTTATCCATTGAAGCTAATGCTAGATTATACGTTGACCAAGTTAGAGATAGATTCAGTAAAGAAGAACTAGATAAATTCTTTGATATACTTTATGACGGTGATAACAAGAATAGAGTATGGGTTCATTCTCATTTTGGAACCAATGACATAGATGATATCTTTACCAAACTTAGATTTATGATAATCGGTTGTGATTGTAAGTGGGTAGTCGTTGACCATCTTCACATGTTAGTTAGTGCTGTACATGAAGGAGATGAGAGACGAGCCATTGATACAATTATGACTAGGCTTAGAAGTTTGGTAGAAGAGACAGGTGCAGGAATCATTTTGGTTTCACACTTGAGACGTGTTGATGGTAACAAAGGACATGAGAATGGTATTGAAGTATCTCTATCTCATCTAAGAGGTTCTAATAGTATTGGACAACTTAGTGATTGTGTGATAGCATTAGAACGTAATCAACAATCAGATGACCCTGATGAAGCTAGGACAACAAAGATGCGTATACTTAAATCAAGATATACAGGTGATGTTGGCATGGCTTGTAGGCTTATTTATGATGGAGAAACAGGTAGACTATCTGAACTAACAGATGAAGATATCACTTTTGATGATAGTTTAGACGAGGCATTTTAATGGACTTAGTATTTGACATAGAAACAGATGACCTAAAGGCAACTCTAATACATTGTTTAGTTGCTCAAGACATGGACTCTGGAAAGATATATAAATATCCACCAGATAAATTGACTGAAGGTTATGAACTGTTATCTAATGCAGATACTTTAATAGGACATAACATCATCGGATTTGATATACCAATGGTAGAGAAGTTCGGTGGTGTTGACTTGTCAAAGATACCGGTCATTGATACGCTTGTATTGTCTAGGTTATTTAATCCCAACAGAGAAGGCGGTCATAGCCTTGAGAAGTGGGGATATAAATTAGGCTATCATAAGATAGAGTTCTCAGACTATCTTAATTATTCTAAAGAGATGATGGACTATTGTGTTAGAGATGTACAACTTAATGCTGTGGTACTGAAGAAACTTAGAGAAGAGAGTAAAGGATTCTCTAAACAATCTATAACTTTAGAACAAAGTGTAGCTAGGATAATGAAACAGCAAGAGGTAAATGGTTTTAAGTTTGATTTACAATCAGCTTTGTTATTACTTGCTGAACTTAGAGAAAAGAAACAAGCTATTGAAGATGAAGTTCATAATACATTTAAACCTAAATGGGTAGACGATAAGTTAGTTACACCTTACATAAAGAAAGATGGAGACTTATCTAAGCGTGGACTTACAGATGATGAGTATCAAAGATGTTTAGATACAAATAACTTTGAACCTTTTATGAGACAAACACTACAAGACTTTAATCTTGGTAGTCGTAAACAAATTGGAGAATATCTTATTGACTTTGGTTGGAAGCCTGAAAGGTTTACACCTACAGGTCAGCCTATAGTAGATGAGAAAACTCTATCAGCAATCACACACATACACGAAGCTAAACTTATAGCAGATTTCTTACTACTTCAAAAGCGTATAGCTCAAGTTGATTCTTGGGTTGAAGCTGTACAAGAAGATGGTAGAGTACATGGCTTTGTAATACCTAACGGTGCTATCACAGGAAGAATGACACACAGGAATCCTAACATGGCACAAGTACCGGCAGTCTATAGTCCTTATGGTAAAGAATGTAGAGCATGTTGGACTGTTGAAGAGGGTAATGTTTTAATCGGAGTTGATGCTTCTGGTCTTGAGATTAGAATGTTAGCTCACTACATGAATGACGAGGAGTACACAAATGAAATTCTCAATGGAGACATACACACCGCTAATCAAAAACTTGCAAACCTTGAATCTAGAGATAAAGCAAAGACATTCATCTATGCACTCATGTACGGAGCAGGAGATGAAAAACTTGGTAGCGTGGTCGGAGGAAGTACAGCAGATGGTAAGAGAGCTAGACAATATTTCTTTGATAATAAGCCTACATTTAAGTCTCTTAGAGACAGGGTACAAAGAGCTTCAGCAAAAAATTACCTCAAAGGATTAGATGGTAGGAAGCTGTATGTTCGTAATCAACATTCAGCATTGAACACTTTACTACAAGGTGCAGGTGCTATCATAATGAAACAAGCATTGGTTATGTTAGATGATGTTTTAAAATTAAATGCTGTGGAATATAAATTTGTAGCTAACATACATGATGAGTGGCAGATAGAAGTACCAAAAGATAAAGCTGATTTTATAGGAAACTTTGCTGTAGATAGTATTGTAAAAGCAGGAAAACATTTTAATCTTCGTTGTCCGTTGGATGGCGAATACAAGATAGGAGACAATTGGAGTGAAACCCACTAAAGAATACGATTGGGATGTCAATCCCTCATCATATATGATAGATGCTAAAGGCTCTTTTATTTTAAAAAAAGATGGAACACCAAAGAAAAAATCTGGAAGACCTACTAAAAGTATGATGTCTGTTTCTAAAAAAATAAAAAATATTAGAAAAAAAGAAAAACAAATCCAAAGACTAATAGATTATGTTCAAGTTGAATCCTTAGAACTTCCTTTAAAAAAAAGAACAACGTCAACTATTCCATTTGGATATAAATTAAATGTACAAACAAATGAACTAGAACCAATTCAATCAGAATTAGATTGTTTGAAAGAGGTAGAAAAAGAAATATTATCAGCTAATTTTTCTTTACAAGATGCTGTTGATTTTTTACAAGATAAAACAAATAGACGATTATCAAAACCCGGACTCAGAAAAATAATGGAAAAAAAATATGGCTCTAATTGTTGTAGCCAATTTCCTAAAAAAAATAAAGGATGGATTTATGCTCTAAACTCTTCTAGAATTTCAGGATGGGTTAAATTTGGACAGACTGTATCTCCTGAAAAAAGATTAGCACAATATAATCATACTACTCCTCTGAGAGATTACGAAATACTAGCACTGTGTGAAGTTGAAAATAAAAATAAAGCAGAAAAAAAAGTTTTAGAAATTGCTTCATTTTTTTCTGAAGAAGAAAAAGGAGAATGGAAAAAAATAGATAAGTCTTTGGCAACTAAAATATTAAAAATTTATGAGGATAAATATGAAACCAAATAAAGAAGACCAAAAGAAATTTGATTTAGATTTACAGTATGGAGAAATAAGAGAACAAAAGATAGCAGACATGCTAACAGGTAAGAAGATAGAAGTTAAATCAGAAAGAGATACATGGATGAAGACAGGAAATATATGTATTGAATATGAATCATGGAGTAAACCATCTGGTATTAGAGCAACTGAATCAGACTATTGGTTTCATAATTTATGTGTAGGAGATAATGAGTTTTGTACGTTAGTATTTAAAACAGATGTACTTAAAACTATAGTTGATAAGCTTGATACTTTTAAAACTGTATCAGGTGGAGACCATAATGCAAGTAGAATGTTCTTGGTTAATCTTCAAAAATTATTTTCATCAGATGTAATTAAAGCTTTCAAGGAGTCAGAAGATGAAAAAAAATAAGAAAACACTTGACACATTAGTAGAAGATATATATAATAAATTGTCTGCTTTAGGAAAAGGCGAACATCTTGACATAGATGAGGACACAATAGAACAGTTTGGAGAGTCCATGAAAGAGATTCTCTACTCTTGGTCACACCCTAGTCCACGAGGCAAACCTGCCTTACGTATGTCTAACATAGGCAAACAGCCTAGACAATTGTGGTATGAAATGAACTCTGAATCTGATACAACAGAGGTCATCTCTCCACCTACATTTATTAAGTTCTTATACGGACACTTACTTGAAGAGATAGTTTTATTTCTTGTTAGATTATCTGGACACGAAGTAACTAACGAACAAAAAGAAATAACTGTATCTGGTATTAAGGGACACATGGATTGTGTTATTGATGGAGAAGTTGTTGATATTAAAACAGCTTCTGGTTTTGCATTTAAAAAGTTTAAAGATGGAACACTAGCAGAGGATGATGCTTTTGGTTACATGGCTCAACTTGCAGGATACGAACAAGCAGAAGGTACTAAGAATGGTGGCTTCCTTGCTCTTAATAAAGAGTCTGGAGAGTTAGCTATGTTTAAACCTGATAACTTTGATAAGCCTAATATCAAAAAGAAAATAACTGATATTAAAAAAGCTGTTAAGTTATCTACACCACCTGATAAATGTTATGATGATGAGCCAGATGGTAAGTCTGGTAACATGAAACTTGCAAGGGGCTGTGTATATTGCAGACATAAGTTTGAATGTCATGCAGATGCTAACGATGGTAAAGGTTTAAGGGTGTTTAAATATTCAACAGGTTATAGATACTTAACTCAAGTACCTAAACCACCTAATGTTATAGAGGTCACACAAATATGAATGGTAGAAAAGCAAAAGCCTTAAGAAGAAAAGCAGAAGAACTTCTTATTAGTTGGATAAGAACTATGGTACCTGAAGGAGAAGATGCTACTAAGATTAATAAGAAAAACTTACATGAGTTTCTACCAGAGCAGACACATATCTTTGCTAACAATAGATTTATGTTAAGTGCTTATAGTCTTAGATGGTTTTATAAAAAGGTAAAGAATAATCCAAACATTACTTTGGAAGATTTGAATGCCTAGAAGAGTACCAAGAAAGCCAAGACCTAAAAAGATTAACGTACCTAAAGGATACGATAGTGCTTGGGAATATGATATACATCAAACACTTCTCAAGGATTGGAAACATCATTGGGATACTATAGAGTATGTTGTTCAACATAAGTATGAAGCAGACTTTGTAAAAGTTATAGATGGTAAAACAATATTACTAGAAGCTAAAGGTAGGTTCTGGGACTATGCAGAGTATAGTAAGTACTTATATATTAGAAAAGCATTACCTGATAATTATGAGTTAGTTTTTCTTTTTCAAAAACCTTACTCACCTATGCCGGGTGCAAAGGTAAGAAAAGATAAAACAAAAAGAACTCATGCTGAATG